TCGCCTAAATCCGTGGAAATTAGTAAGATAATCTGCAATAGTATCTTTGCCTGAACCTATGAACCCGCACACACCAATAATCATATAGCCTCCGTCAGTAAGCTATACTTTACTACAGTTTTATTACAGTGTCAAGAGATTTTAGCCCAAAATAAAGGTCATTGGTTGACCTCCAGCTTCGAGATCCATAACTGATTTTTCCAATTTTTCGATCTCTTTATCGCCTTCCTGCTTGAGGGCAGTACCGTTTAACTGGCTACCACTCTGTGGGCCAGCGATAGTAGAAAATTTGCTACGTGCTTCGCCTAACATCTGTTTGCATGTGGCAAGCGTGTAATCGTATACCCATTGTTTGGCATATATATCCTGCAAGATGACAAAGTCAGGACGGAAGTTATCTGTGCGTACAAGTATCTGCTCGCCCTGGGCAAATGGACGTTGCAGGATTGTCAATTGGTGCTTGGTTGGATTCCAAGCAAATTCGATGAAACTGCCAAAGATGCGCCCTAACAATTTCTGATATCCACTATACATCTCATAGGTAGCAATACCACCTAGTTGGCTAGAATTCATCAAGTAGGTATTAGTGTACGCCAAGTTAAAGGGTTCAAACAGACTGCCGCCCGCGCCTTGACCAGTCCTACTTCCAATACTGCGTCTAAATACTGTACGCACATTAATTACTTCGTTAGGAAGGATATATTCGTTTACGTCTACTTGTAATTCTAGGAAAAGATAGCTTTCTTCTACACTATTACTGCTTTTCTGTCGGAACTTGGCAATAGCCCTGTTCAGTGCTGTTTCATAATGCGCTGGATCTAGCTCTACATCAACCATGCCGTCGCCCAGCATCAGTTTGACATAGTCAAAGACTTTGTTACGCTCTTGTGTGCTAGTTGATAAACTAGGATCTGCTGGATAGATATCTGCCATTTTGGTTTCTCCACTCATATTTATCTTACGATAAATATCATTATGCCACGATTATCCCTTTATAGACCCGAACGAGGGCAAGACTACAAATTTATAGACCGCCAAGTTAGCGAAATGTTCCAGGTTGGCGGTACTGACATGTATCTGCACAAATACATAGGTACCACTTATGTTGACAGCAACGGCAATACTGTTGCTAAAGATCAAACACAGATACAGGATTTAATGTTCCTGGAAAATCGTGATAGAAAATACGATACTGAAATATACAAAATACGCGGTTGGTATAACGTACAAAATATAGATTTTAATCTAAGTCAATTTGGATTGTTTATAGATAACGATACTATATTCATGACTGTGCATATTAATGACTTTATCAAATTTATTGGGCGTAAACCAGTCAGTGGAGACGTGTTCGAACTACCGCATTTGCGAGATGATTTCGCAGTCAATGGGTATTCAGTCGCACTGCCTCGTTATTATCAAATTACAGATGTTGGCCGTGCTAGCGAAGGTTTTAGTCCTACATGGTTTCCGCATCTATATAGATTAAAATGTACCAAGATTAATGACAGCCAGCAATTCCAGAATCTTTTAGATCAAGTAGCGACTGATTCACAAGGTGTTCCAGATCCTGCAGGCACTACGTTGAAGAGCTTGTTAAGTACCTATCAGAATGACCTAGCAGTCAATGCCGCAGTCTTGTCAGAAGCAGAAGCTAATGCTCCTAAGAGCGGATATGAAACTAGACAATTTTACACCATGGCTGTTGATCCTGAAAACGGTCGACCTATTATCAAGACTGCCGATGATTCGATGTTAGATGCCAGTATTACTACAGAATCTGCCGCGACGGTTGATGGTAAACCTATGCGCAGTGGTTATACCGGTTATCTGCTAGGTGACGGATTCCCTGTTAATGGTTATACTTTTGGAAGCGGTATACAGTTTCCTGACACGGCAGAAACTAATGATTATTTCTTAAGGAATGATTTTATGCCTAGCAGATTATTTAGATTTGACGGTACTAGATGGCTTAAAGTCGAAGACAGTGTTCGAATGACCATGACCAATAATGATACCAGAAATACTCTTAAAACTAGCTTTATCAACAATACAAATACAAATACTATTGGTGGCGAGGTCGTACAAGAACGCCAAAGCCTTAGCCAAGCACTTAAACCTAAGGCGGATCTATAATGCAGTTTTTTTATGACGGACAGATACGTAGATATCTAGTACAGATTATAAGAGTCTTTAGTAACTTCGTAGTCAAATACGGCGACGGAACATTACATCAAGTGCCTGTAAGTTACGGCGATCCTGATAGACAAGCGGCCGCAATATTAAGACAAAATAGCGAAAATGCTATACAAAGCATTCCTAGGATCGCAGTGCATGTTACTGATATACAATTAGATCGTAGTAGGTTAGGAGATGCTACGTACATCGGTAAGCAACATATAAGAGAAAGAGATATCTTCACAGATCCTACTACTGGAAATCCTACATATTCATCTGGACAAGGTAAAAACTATACGATCGAAAAGCTAATGCCAACGCCATTTAAGTTAACTGTTAAGGTTGACATTTGGACCAGTAGCACTGAGCAAAAATTACAGTTGTTGGAACAGATCGTAGTACTGTTTAATCCTAGCTTAGAAATACAGACCACTGACAATTATATCGACTGGACCAGTTTAAGCGTGTTAGATCTAACACAGTTACAATGGAGTAGTAGGCAAGTTCCTGTAGGCACTACAGATGCTATAGATCTAGCTACATTAACATTAGAGGCCCCAGTTTGGATTAGTCCGCCAGTTAAAGTCAAGAACTTGGGTGTTATTACTAATATTATAACCAGTATATATGGTAGCCAAGGTCCGGATTATCAGGGTTATATCGATGGGTTAGGTGTTGATATGAACACCGGCGACAATAATCCTGTATTAAGTGATTTATTAAGCACACAGTATGTCTCGAACAGCGGTGATTTTGGGCTACTACTTTTAAACAGCCAGGCACAGATACTTAACCCCGGAAGCAATGTTTCAGCGACTAACGACAGTTTAGATGTACCAGTAAGTTATAGCGTACCGATTAATTGGAGCGATTGGTTGCTTTCTTGTAAAGGTACATATGTCGGTGGTTCTAGTAAGATTTATTTCATGCAACCGACAGGATATGAAGTTAGTGGAACATTTACTATAAACCCGTTGGATGATACTACTATCAGTATTACTTTAGACTCCAGCACATATCCAAGCAATAGCATCATACCAAGCTCTTATCGAAGCAGAAGTACCGGAACATTTGATGCCATCATCGATCCACAAAAAAGCTATGTTGGAAACGGTATAGATAATGTGCAAGCAGGAGATAGATTCTTGCTAATCGAAGATGTTATCACCAATACTATAGCTTGGGGATCGTTCCAAGCCAAGGCTAATGATATTATAGAATGGGATGGATCTGCGTGGACTACAGTATTTGACCATACTCAATATTCCAACACCATAGTATATCTAACGAATATATACAGTGGAGTGCAATATAAGTGGAATGGAGTTGCATGGGTCAAATCGTTTGAGGGCGAGTATAGGGCAGGTACATGGAGAGTAGCGTTGTAAAAGATAAGATAGTGTGTAGTGGCGCATTAATTTACGCTAAGAAAACTCACAGGATTCTACTTTTACAAAAAGCACACGGCAAACATGAAGGAACTTGGGGACTAGTAGGCGGTACTACTATAGAAGGTGAAAATCCCTGGCAAGGTCTGCAGAGAGAAATCATAGAAGAAATCGGTTCTCTCCCCAAAATAATCAAAACGATTCCATTAGAAACATTTGTCAGCAACGACTATGTCTTCAATTTCCACACTTATCTCTGCGTTGTAGAAGATGAGTTTGTTCCTGTACTTAGCGACGAGCACACAGCGTGGGCTTGGGCTGGTATAGATACTGCTCCTAAGCCCCTACATCAGGGATTAAGAAACAGTTTTAGTAATCGTGCCATGCGCACAAAATTGCAAACTGTGTTTGAAGTTATGGATTTAATCTAACTATGTGGAAAATACCAAGTATTTCTAAACCTATAGAGCCTTATGCCTGGATGCAAAATGTCTTTACTCCAGAAGAATTAGATCTGATTATCGATATCGGAAAATCGCTTCCGTTAGTCAACGGCGGAGTGAATGATGCAAATACTCCTGCCAGCACAGCCGTTCGCAGGAGCAAGATTGCGTGGATATATCCCGAAGTTAGCAACACTTTTATATTTGTAAAACTTACCGATGCACTGTTAAGGATCAATGATACCTTTTTTAATTACGACCTAACTGAGCTAGAAGATTTACAGTTTACAGAGTACGATTCCAGTTACGAAGGAATGTACAGAAATCATACAGACGACGGTTACGATACAGAAAAATATAGAAAATTAAGTTTTACATTGCAACTGTCCGATCCAACCGATTACGAAGGCGGCGACTTGCAACTGTATCGCTGGAAACTAGATCAACCTAATGTAGTAAAGAAAGAAAGAGGTCTTTTATCAGTCTTTACCAGTAGCACAATACACGAAGTAACACCTGTAACTAAAGGAACACGGTATACATTAGTAGGATGGGCCAATGGACCAAGATTTCGCTAAAGTAAACATTGTTAGTCTATGGCCAACATCTATACTGATGACAGAATATCATGAGAATTTGCCTGATTTAATTTCTGAAATCTACAGATTATCAAACGAGACAAACAATATTAAAAAATCTAACTATGGTGGTTGGCAAAGTAATGTCGATCTATATAGCAATGATAAATTTAAACCACTTTGTCAATACATAGCTAAAATATGTTTTGAACAATTTGGAAAGGACAGCACTACTATACATCAGATGTGGGTAGGCATTAATAAAAAATATCATCACAATGTTATTCATAATCATGGTTCACAGTATCATGTATCCGGTGTATATTATGTTAGTGTGCCTCTGGAGTCAGGGGATATTGTATTCCGAGACCCTCGTCCTGCCGCAACTAGTTCGTCAGCTCGGGAGTTATTTGATAAAGGAGAATGTGAAAGATTTAGACCTTATTCTGGTCTCATATTATTATTTCCTTCATACCTAGACCATTTTGTTTTACCCAGTGAAAGCGCCGAGGATCGTATCTGTATTAGCTTCGATCTAACGCTAAAGGACTGATATGTTTTTAGATAACAAGATAATAATTATAGATAATTTTTATAAAGATCCCGATGCTGTTCGTAAATTTGCGTTGTCGGAGCCATATAAAACTTGCAAAGAAGCACCCGGCGGCGGCAATTGGCCAGGTCGACGAACTGATTTTTTGCATGAAATTAATACTGATATAAGCGATGAGTTTCATAATACTTTCTTAGGTAATCTTTTAGAAAATAATCCTATCAAATATCGAGGATATATCGAAACAAACTTCCAATTGTGTTACGAAAGCGACGGCGATTCCTGGGTACACTATGACACTCCGACTTGGCACTGTACACACGTGGGTGTAGTATATCTTACACCAAATCCTCCGGAAAATTCTGGAACATTATTCTACGAATTTGACGAAACATATCGTGCCGAGTTTGAAAAGTATGCGGCAAAACATAATTACAAGTGGTATGGCTTGAATAGAGACCAGGACAAAGAAGAATTCCATAAGTTTTTTAAAATGACTATGCAGATACCAAATGTATACAACAGGGCTATATTATATGGGCCACACCGTTGGCATAAGTCAGATCGATATTTTGGAGATACACCAGAAAATGGAAGATTATTCCAGCCATTTTTTGTTAATTTAGAATTTTTGTATGATGAAAAGTAAACCTACACTTGCTATATACGGAGATAGTTTTGCAGACCCGAGGTGGGTTGAAAATGACTATCCAGCATGGTCAGAATTATTAGAAGAAAATTTTACAGTTACTAATTTTTCTTTTACCGGAACTGGTATGTGGTGGAGTTATGATAAATTTATTGAAACACATGAAAAATTCGATACTGTTGTATTTGTTGTAACTGTTCCTGGCAGGATACACATAGAATGCAAGGATGCCCACTTAAATTTAAATCCAGCAACATGGCCTGTTTGGAGTGGTATCAACATGGGCGATATGTATTTTAGATATTTTTATTCTCCTAAGAGAGAAGATTGTTTCCATAAATTTATGGTTGATGATATTTTAAAAAGAAATAATATTCTAGTAGTTCCAGCATTCAAAGAAAGTATTCCGGGCCACGAAGGCTGGTCACTATGTCATCTAGCAGATACTGAACTGGCATTCTACGATTTAAAGCACAATGGTTGGAACGAAAAGAGAAAATGCCATATGACTAGAGAAAACAACAGAATGGTTTATAATAAAGTACTAGAGGCGGTCGATAACGGTTCTAAGATTTTAAATCTACAGGAATCTGATTTTGTTCCACCAGCCGATCCTTTAACAATGTATTGGAAGTAACATGGAATATAAGATTATAAGAAATTTTACAGATATCGATACTTGCAATCGCCTGGTCGATCGTCTAGATCGATTTTATAAAGACCAACTAGATCTGCCGCCTGATAATCAATGCCCAAACAGCCCATCATTCTATGGTATTTTTAACGACGAATCACAACTATGGTTGCCGCGCATCGAAGAGGCGGTAGAAAAGAAACTGTTTCCAACATACACTTATTCAAGGATATACACTAAAGGAGAAGTTCTACCTCCCCATGTAGACAGAGACGAATGCGAATTTAGTTTTACACTGGCATTAAGATACGATAAAGATATCTGGCCCATATACTTGCAAACCAGCGAAGGTGTAAAGGAAGTATTTTTAGACAATGGAGATATACTAATTTATAAAGGTGTTGAAAATATACATTGGCGGCTAGCTTTAGAAAATCAATTCCATTACCAAGGATTTTTCCACTATGTAGATCAAGACGGCCTATTTGCACACAAAAAATTTGATGGCAGGTCTACTTTTGCAACCACACAAGATGCAGTCGATGAACTACTAAGGAGAAAAAATGTACTATAACGACGAGTTTAAGTATATGCTAATCGATGTTCCCTACATAGCAGAGAATATCGAAGATATCAAACGTATGACCGCAGTAGGTGTTGACAAGTTTAAGCGGAAGTTTAATCTAAAAAATCATGCCAATAGTACCGATAATATTACTTGGCAGTTTTCTAACTATAATGTATACAGCGTTTGCTCGTGCAATCAGTGGTTTTATAACATCTATAAGAATCTAGTTACAGGCATACGAGAATATCATACTCTTTCAAATACTCCTATACCGTCCCAATTATGGATGCAGTCGTGGATTAATAGCCACACCCCAAAACAAGTTCTAAAATCACACAATCACGACTGGCCGTTGCACGGATATATCAGCATCGAACCCATGAAATCCTGCACTGTTTTTACCGACAAACCGAACGGTAAGGAGCTATACCGCGTAGAAAACAAAGTCGGACAGATTTATATAGGGCCCGGGTACAGATTCCACCACGTTGAAATGTTAGAGCCGTTTGCAGGCGAACGCATTACATTTGGATTCGATCTAGAGAACAGGGATCGCATTATCGATAATATGGGTCTCATACCAATAATCATCTGAGCTTAAAAAAATCTGCGTAAATACTCGGTATATAAATGACCGAGGAACCCATGATTAATAAGAATTCAGAAATTTATCTTTTAGAAGATGTCGTATCTCCGGATACTTTTGTTAACGTTTCGGCAGATCTAGACGGCGACATATGGAAATACGGCGTGATGACTCCTTACATAGGAGCCGAGATCGAGGATGATACTAAATTTTGGTACTGCGACATGTTAAAAAACAGATGGCAGGAACTGATATTTCGGGATATTATCCTCAAGCTAGAAACGGTACATCCGCATACTTCACAATATCAATTTAAAAGCATGGACGTTAAGGCTGGCGGGAAAACTGCCGGCATGAATGGCGATGTGCATATTGATCGCACATTTAATTTCAATGTAGAAGGCGACGGATATATGACTTTTTGTTATTTTCCTAACAGAGAATGGAAAGATGAATGGGGCGGGGAACTAGTGTTCTACGATGCAGAAGGCGATGTTATTGCAAGCATATTGCCTAAACCAAACACATGCGTAGTATTCGACAGTAATATTCCACATCAAGGATTCGGCCCGAATGCTGGCTGCGATGTATTAAGGAAATTTATATCTTATAAGACATTTGTACACAAACAGTGGAACAAAACTTAAAGGAGATTCTTATGGAAGGGAAAAAGATTCCACGTATCATACGTAAAGTAGATGGGCAACATAGGCGTCAACACTTTAACGACAAAATACTGATAGTCTCTGAGCATATCGCTCAAGAGCGTCTTGGTATTTGTAAAACATGTACATCTTTTGAAGATTTTGGATGCACAGTGACTGGGTTTTTCATGCCCGTTACTGTTAAACAAAAATCACAACAATGCCCATATGGAAAGTGGAGCACAAACTATACTGTCGAGGAGTAAAATGTCTGTTATCAAAGTAGGATACACTCCTTGGTTTGAAAAATCTCCCAATACTAGCGGCCTGGGGCCGCTAAACTATTATGGCTGGCAAGAAATCGTACACTATGATCTAGAAAAGCTAGACACTTGGAAAGATTCTAAAGTTGGATTTATGAAATGCCCGGCTTTTTTAAAATATGTAGAACAGATTTGGGTTATACGAGCTCTCGTAGATGTTGAAATATCATGGGACAAGCATAATGCAGTTCTGAACAGCAACTTACCACCTCTGGCACACGATGCAATGGTCAAAGTACACTGGGGAGATTTCGATCCTAAGACTGATAAACCGGTAGTAGCCATTAACAGTGCAATGCTTTTATTTGCCGATGAAGAAGTATGGGTAGATTTTTTACCACCTTGGAATCATATAGATCCTCGCTGGAGATTGATGCCTGGTAGTTTTGATATATGTAACTGGCAGAGGCCAGTAGTTCCTACTTTCGAAATGTTAGAAGATAAGATACAATTTAAGAGGGGACAACCATTGGCATATGTAAGGTTCCGCAGTAGGAATCCACAAGATATGTTCCAGTTGATTAAACACCCCCGCACAGAAGAATTAGATCATATTGTTAACTCATCTGTATCAGTTAAATCATATCAAAATAATCTAAGCTGGAAAATTGTTACAGGTATGATTCCTAATAAGCTACGTCCTAAAAAGATGGTAAAATCTGAGCCATGGATCTGTAAATTCTTTAGGAAGATATTAAACAAATGATTAAATCGATGACTATATTAGGCGGCGGAACTAGTGGCCTAGTAACGGCGCTGATACTTAACAAATGGTATCCCACTATGGGCATCACTATTGTAGAATCTTCCACTATTGGAATAGTGGGCGTTGGCGAAGGTTCGACTGAACACTGGAAAACGTTCATGGATACAGTAGGAATTAATGTCAAAGAACTAGTACTCGAGACCGGTGCCACTTTTAAATCAGGAATCAAATTTGAAAACTGGAACGGTGATGGCAAATCTTATATGCATTCACTACACATCGACCACACTCAGATGATGGCTAACGGACAAGCTGGTGTGTTGCTTAAGATGATATGTGATGGAGAAACACAGCTATATCCCGACAACATTGCTAAATCTATGCACCACTATCCGTTAGATCAGCAAGTAAACCAATTTCATTTTGACACATTTAAATTAAACGAATTCCTGCATAAGAAATGCAAGGAAAGAGGCGTTGTTATAGTCGACGATGATATACAAGATGTCGAAATAGACAATGAAGGATATGTTTCTAACTTAGTTAGTATACACGGCAAAAAATATACCTCTGAATTCTTCGTTGACTGTTCGGGATTCGCTCGTGTCATTAGTTCTAAATTAGGAGCGAAATGGATCGACTGTAAAGAATACTTACCCATGGATCGTGCTATAGCGTTTCCTACAGAAACTACAGCTGAAATCCCATCGCATACTTTAAGCCGTGCATTATCGAGTGGATGGAACTGGAGAATTCCTACACAGGATCGATATGGTAACGGCTATGTTTATTCTAGCGAGTTCCTAACAGACGATCAAGCTGTAGAAGAAATACAGCAATACTACGACAAAGAAATAAAGATAGGTAAGAGTTTTAAATTTTCAGCAGGCTATGTTGATAAATTCTGGATTAAAAATTGTGTTTCTCTAGGACTTGCCGGAAGTTTCGTAGAACCATTAGAAGCCACTAGCATAGGTACTAGCATACAGCAGGCATTTATGTTAGGAGGTTCGATAGTTAACTGGACACGCGGTGATGAATTGATCCGAGATGTCTACAATAAGGCCTTTGAATCTGTTGCAAAAAATATCATAGATTTTGTACAGATACATTATATTACCAAGCGCAATGATACAGAATTCTGGAGAAGTTGTAAACATCTGAAATTAACTGATTTCAATCAACAGACATTCGAACATTTTAAGAACGTATTGCCAAACAAATCTTATTTTTCAAATACAAACTGGGTGCTATTTTCAGAATTAAACTGGATACAGGTTATTGCAGGATTAGAACAGTTTGATCTCGATAAACTCCGAGCTATATGGCATGCACAGCATCCTGGAGTAATAAAAGAAACTGAAGAAATGTTAGTTAAGATGAAGATTTTTTACAGGGATGTACTAACATTCAGCCACAGAGACGCATTAGAATTCCTTAAGAAAGAAATCAAAGTAGTCTAATGAAACGAGATATTATAGTCTTAGGTGGAGGCGGTGCAGGATGGATCACTGCTTTATTTTTAAAAGAAAAATTTCCTAATATTAGTATCACGGTCGTTGAAGATCCTAACACTCCTCCTATTGTTGCAGGTGAAAGCGGTTCCGCTTTATTCAATAAATTATTAAATTTTTTAGGAATAGAATTCAATGAGTGGATTCCCGCAGTTAACGCTATGCCAAAACTGGGCGGACGATTAGTTAACTGGAACGGCATTGGTACCTCGTTTGTGCATGGTCTAGTACCTCAATGGTACAGCGCACGATACGACGGTGAATTTCCTGCGTTTGGAGACTCGATAGATTTTATATCCACAGCAGTTGCTCTAGACGTTCCAGTAGATAAGATATTTTATGCGGCAGACCTACAGAATACCAATAAAATACCCATAACTCCGGCAGGAGGTGTCAATAGTTTTAATGTATTAACGATGCCCATGTGGCATTTTGATAGTAGGGCTAATGCAACATTCATGAAGGAAAGAGCCCTTGAAAAAAATATCAAGTTGGTAGAAGGAAAATATATCAGCTGTACCAAGACACCACGTGGGGATATCAGCAGTATACTGTTAGACGACGGGTCTGAACTAAAAGCCGATTGGTATTTTGATTGTTCTGGATTTGCTAGATTGTTACTGAAGAAAGAACTAGGCGTAGAAGAAAACGATCTTAGCGATTATTTTCCAGCAAGTTCGGTCTTAGCATGGTGGGATGATCCTACTATAAAAAATTATACCGGTCTCACAGCTATGAAACACGGTTGGAGCTGGGAGATTAATCTACAGCATAGAGCTGGAAACGGATACATCTATGACGAACAACATGCATCTGTCGATGAGATCGTACAAGAGATAGAAGAGACATTCAATAAAAAGATCACGCCTGTGGCGAATCTAAAATTCCGACCCTCGTTGCTTAAAGAAGGATGGAGGAATAACGTAATAGCTATCGGTTTAAGTAGCGGGTTTTTAGAACCATTAGAATCTAATGGGCTTAGTAGCATTGCAGAACAACTAAAAGCTGTAGAAAATTTCTGGAACCCTGAAAGTCTAGGAGGGTGGGATCGTGATTGTTATAACAGATACACTGCTGAAGTCATGTCTGATATATGCGATTTCTTATGTCTGCATTATAGAGGAAAACGCAATGATACTGAATTCTGGAGAGATCATAACACTAATCCAATAAGGATTTCAGACAAATTACGAGAAAGATTAGATGGCGCTAGGGAAGGTGTATTAGGAATCGATGATGTCCAAGGATACGGTATAGAAAATTACATAGTTGTCATGCAAGGTCTTAGCTTAATTAATAAAGAAAAATTAAAGAATCGACTATTGGCAAAAAGATCTACTATATTTGAAGATTTTGAAAAACATTATAATATACTGTCAAAAGAGATTGCTCAAATTAACGAAATATGTTACACTACAGAACAGTGGAGATCTATAATTTATGGAAAGTAATATAGAAACTATTAACCTATTTCCTATACCAATTAAAAAAGTCAAAATCATTCCCTCGGAACATCAATATAATTCGTTGGGCAGTTTGATCGACAGGTTACTGTCTAGTACATCCGAAAATAATTGGGCACTAGAATCAGGAAAATCCACAGGCGAATTAGATCTATATCTCTACAAGAAAATAGAGATGAAATGGTTAGTCGATGCCGCTTTACTCCATGCAAATAATTATTGGCAAGATATGGATTATAGGAGAGGTGCAAAAGTATCTATAACCAGCAGTTGGGCGAATTTACATACATACGGCCAGGTTACCGGCGAGCACAGCCATTGCGGTGGCGCAGTCAAAGCACACATTTCTGCTGTATATTATCTTAAAAAACCCAAGGATTCAGGAAACATAAAGTTTACTGATCCGCTAGAATATATACATAAAATGACACCGGCTCATAACTACGATGAAACATTCGGTAGTACGTATTGCGAAGTCGATACAGATCAATTCGACCTGATACTATTCCCAAGCTGGTTAAAGCATCAGACACAGCCTAATATGTCCTACGACGATCGTGTGGCAATTAGCATAAATTTTATAGGAACTTGGTAATGATTGTTGATAGTATTGTTATTGTAGGCGGCGGAACAGCCGGGTGGATGACTGCGGCCACGTTAGTTAAGCATTTTCCTAATAAGAAAATCACGCTAATCGAAAGCGCAGATGAACCAACAGTCGGAGTTGGCGAAAGTACTATCGGCGGAATCAATGATTGGTTAAACTCGTTAGACATCAATGAAGATGACTGGATGAAGGCCTGCGATGCTAGTCTTAAACTCAGTATCAAATTCACAGATTGGGCCGGGAAAGGGTCCGGATCATTCCACTATCCGTTTGGAGAATCATGGACTGTTGGCACTGCGCATGGTATCAACGATTGGTATATTAAAAAAGCATGGTACCCGGAAACTCCTGTCAGTGATTTCTGCGATTGTTTCTTCCCGCAGATGGAATTAGTCTATCAGAACAAGGTTACAAAAAACGAAGAAGGCGAATTACCCGGTTGGAGGTATGACAGAGACGTTGCCTATCACTTTGATGCCGCAAAATTTGGAGCATGGCTGAGAGAAGGATATTCCAAGCCACGTGGTGTACAGCACATAGTAGGCACTATAAAAGAGAATGTTGCTACCGATAAAGACGGTGTTCAGTATTTAGAATTAACCACTGGTGAAAAAATTACTGCGGATCTGTATATTGATTGTACAGGATGGAAGAGTTTATTGTTAGGTAAAGCATTAGGTGTTCCGTTTATCAGTTATGAGCACCTGTTGCCCAATAACAGTGCATGGGCTACTAGATTGCCCTACACAAATAAAGTAGACGAACTAGAAGGTTATACTAACTGTACAGCAATCAGCAACGGCTGGGTTTGGAATATTCCGTTATGGAGTCGCATTGGTACAGGCTACGTCTTTTCCGACAAGTATATTTCTAAAGAAGATGCGCTAGAAGAATTTAAAAACTATCTAAAGACTGATAGAGAAGTTAAAGTAGATCCAGCCGTCGTTGAGTCTCTCGAATATCGATTTATCAAGATGCGTATTGGCATTCACGAAGAGCTTTTCCATAAGAATGTGTGTGCTATCGGTCTATCAGCCGGATTCATAGAGCCGTTAGAATCTAATGGGTTGTTTACTGTACACGAGTTTCTACATCAACTTGTAAAAACACTAGGACGTCGGGACATAGGCATGATTGACAAGATGGGATTCAACAAGACATCTACCGGCGCATATGATTCATTTGCAGAATTTGTCAGCATGCACTATACACTAAGCCAGAGAAATGATACACAATATTGGCTCGATGCTCGCGAACGACTCGGCGGCCGATCAAAAGAAATAGGAATCTATAAGAGCTATGGTATCGATAATGCCATATTCAAGAGAGATTTCTCCTCGGCGTTCGACGGAACCATGGGAGGATTGCCTATGATTGCAACCGGATTAAATTATTTTCCCGTAGACCTTAACACTATACGCAGGACAGAGTTTAAGCATGGCATAAATTTATCTTTTGTTAATGATTCTTTTGAAATATGGGAATCAAATAAGGTTTACTGGAAATCGGTTGCTGATAAATCACCTACTATTCTGGAATACCTAGAGTCAAAGTATGATAATTCCAAGTAATCCATGGCCTAGTTTAATTTATAAATCACACTACGATGGCGATCTCAGTGAGATCGTAACAGTGGCCAGTGCGATTTGTAAAAACATAACAGAAGATCATGGATTAGAAGACGGTGGAAAATCAACTTGGGATCGAACTATCAGTATACTAGACTTGCCTGAATTTGTTGATCTAAAACAATGGTTGATAGATCGACATTCCGAAGCATGGAACGCATGGGGTTTCAATGATCACAAGCGACATCTACATAAAAGCTGGGTAAACTGGCATCCAACAGGAGCCAGTACTAGAGAACACGATCATGGTGCTGTACATTTAGTCATAGTGGTATATCTACAGCAACCAGAAAACGGTGGAAATATACAATTTAAAGATCCGTTGCAATACCACTGGAGCTCTTATCCTAGCCCTGATACTGACAATTGGAAAACTATCGAAGTTAAGACCGGTGATGTACTATTTTTTCCCGGTTTTCTACGACATCGCACTGAACCTAATACCGGTACAGGTGATAGATTTGTACTAACAGCTAACATAACGGCACAATATGCTCTTTAATAAAAAACAAACACCGATTATAGAATTTAGTTGCAAGGAATGGGCCATAAGAAAACATGCCCCAGTACTGCCTTCTATACATTTTCTTCCTAAAGAGTATGAAGATCTGCCAGCTGGGAATAAATGTCCGTTTGATCACTTTCAAGAAGCATCGTTACTAAGCATTAAATTATGCCCTGCGGTTGGCAATTATCTAAACGCAGGATATGTTATACCTGCATGGTGCGACATTGAGATCACATTTGAAGACAATAATTTTAGAATAAACTACAGCAATCTGAACTATCAGCATCGTACACATCCTGAAGAACAATTTAAAGGCATGTTTGATCGATTTAAGATGCGAACAGATATCAAATTAGACAGCCCGTGGGCTATTAAAACTGCACCCGGTTATAGTGTTATGTGGATGCCCATGTGGTTCCACAACAATAATTTCCAAGCAGTTCCTTCCATAGTCGATACTGATTCGGTTCCAAATCATAATCCTATAAACATCATGCTATTTGAAGCAAAGACCACAATTATTAAGATGGGAGATCCATTAGTACAAGTGATTCCTTTTAAGAGAGAACACATTACAGGTGTTAGTAGAGAATATACCGAAGCAGACTATAAACGCAAAGATGCATTAATGGGTTTAGGACAACTATCTAAGTACGGCTGGCGACAATTTATCAAGAAAAATGTAAAATATTTGTTAGACCGTAAGGATCTCGATTTGCCATGATAGATATAAACGATATTATCGTATTAGATGATGTAATTAACAAGACATATCAACATGCCTTAGAAAATGTACTGCTAGAAGAAATGGGGGCTCATTGGTTTTTGCTAGATGATGTCGCATATCCAAGCCCAGCAGTCAGCATCTGTCGCCCTGGAATAGTACATCCTTTGTTTGAACAGAACAAAGGAATCATGAGTTCTTTATATAACTTAACATTGCCCATGGTGTTTGAAGCTGTTTCTAACATTGATTATACTTTTGGAGAAGTCGTAAGAGCACGTTCGTTCATACAATTTCCTACAGGCGCTAATCTTGTCAATCATCCACATATAGATACTAACGAACAGCATCTAGTATGCTTATATTATGTAAACGATAGCGACGGTGACACTGTAATCTATAACGAGACTGCGGACGATATTCAAAATTTACCCGGAATAGATACAAGTATGCTAACTATTAAGCAAACTATTTCTCCTAAGAAAGGACGTGCGGTATTATTTAATGGTAGAAGATATCATAGTAGCACTACGCCTATAGCTAATAAAAGGTGTATAGTGAATTTTGATATCACAGTAAGGATTAAAAATGCTTAATTTAGACGAATTTATCGTGATAGACGATGTAGTAAGTCCGCAGTTTCAGAAATTAATCGAAGAATGGTTGTTGTCTCCGGCTAGTACATGGTCTTTTGCACGTGATGTTGCCCTAGATGACAATGTTATCGATAATCTAAAACTAAACTCAAGACCCGGATTCAGCAAAACGCTGTTTAGCCTCAAGAGCGGAAAATCTAATGACCTGTATCCTATGATTTTACCATTAGTTTTCGAAGCTAGCGCAAAAGCAGGACTGCATGTAGGAACTGTTTTGTTTTCTAGAAGTTTTATAACACTTCCAATTCCTGGCGATACCGGCAATACTTTTGACCATGTGCATGTTGATACACCCGATGAGCATATAGTTTGTCTATACTACGCAAATGATAGCGATGGCGATACTGTATTTTTTGATTGGACTGTTCCTCAATTATTAGAAGACCCGGAAATACAGCAAGCTCTAGAAGCCTCGGGTCATAATTACAATGATCAGACATTGTTAGATCTACTAGATAAACGTATTGCAAAGAGCGATTTTAAAGTAATAAAAAGAGTAACTCCTAAGAAAGGAAGAGCTGTATTCTTCAACGGTTTAAGATATCATTCGTCAACTAGATGCACAGCTGGATATCGTTTAATCGTTAATACTTGCTTCAGGCCATGATTATGAAATATCAAGAACACACAACTAAATCAGGAAATAAGATTAAAGTATGGGATGACTTGTATAGTTATTCTGAACGTGTTGCTATGCTAAGGGGAATCACCGAAAGTGATTTTAAGTTTCGTTCGACTTACGATAATGAACTTGAAAATCAGGAAGGAACTTGGTCAGTATATTGTGATTTAAATCTAAATCTAACTACTATGCTACTTGTAGATAAAGTTCCTGAATTAAGGAAAGAATTTGCAGGATATCATCCATTCAGGTCATGGGTAAATTCCTCGACTAAGGAAACAGATCATGCATTCCATCCAGATTCCGATGACCCTACATGCAAGAGCATGTTATATTATGCAAATATCAAATGGGATCATCTAAATTGGGATGGTTATACTATCTGGAGGACTCCGAATCTAGATGATATAGAATTTGTTAGCGATTTTATACCTGGAAGGATAGTTGTATTTGATAGCATAATTCCGCACAAAGCTTCTATCGCTAGTAAACGGGCACAACCATTTAGATTTACTATTAATACTATCTGGAAACCACTGTAATGTCTAGCGATATACAATGGGTTGGGTCTATTCCAATAGCCAGATCATTCTGGAAGGAATTCGATCAGCATAAGAATGCTATTGTAGATCTATGCCTACGGCAAGAAAAAACAAACGTTATAGAATCAAACATTGCAGTAGATTTAAAACAAAATATGTGGGAATCAAATTTTAATTTTTTGTCACAGCCAAGTCTAACTGAACTTAATACATGGATGCATTCCGTAACTTCTGATTTTGTCAGTAATGTTAACAACAAATCCCACAGGATTGCAATAACAGAAAGCTGGGCTCATGTTACTAGACCTTCGGGATATCATGGACCGCACAGGCATCCGTGGTCAACCTGGAGTGGGATTTTTTATGTTTATGCAGACGATCCGTCAGTTGCCAACAACACATTCCTTAATCAATTCAATATGCCTGTGATTCCTGGGTATGAATTTTTCGAAGAAGAGATGCAGATAGAATTTAAAGCAGGGTCACTCGTGATTTTCCCAAGTACAATGTTGCATTACGCAAAACCATACTTGGGAAATGATAAGAGAATAGTTATTAGTTTTAACAGTGTCTGTCTTTAATTAAACAGCAAGTGTTTCGATACTTCCGTTTCCATCAACTGCGGATACAGTTGCTACACAGTTATAGCCAGTGCCTGTAAGATGTACAGTATCTCCAACTTTGTAACCATGTCCTCCTACTGTAGCGATAACTTGATAAGTTCCTTGTGCATGACGTACTTTGAATACAGCGCTCGAACCGGATCCATTAGTTGTTCCAGATACTCCGGAAAATACTTCTGCGATAACACCATTTTCTCCGACCATCTGTACTCCGGTTGATGCTATCGGATCTGCCGGATCGTATGCTACTGGTTTAGGAATTCCTGTTTTAACTGCTTGTATAGCCTTAAACCATTCACCGTCGACTGAAATACCGCCAGTATCTCTGATTTCTTTCCATAGCATATCCATCTGATCACCTGCTGGAGGATATGCTCTCATGCGTTGCATGTTGAACGGTTCTACAGGATTTCCAAATTCATCCTTGGATGCACCGTGTGGATCCTCAAAGGTCAATTCTTGGGGATCATATAGGTAGTATGATTCAGTATCGTCAGGGCAATCTACCCAGTACAGATTATCATGCACTTCAAAATCTTCACCCATATTAACAACTTGGATTACCCTAGAGTTGCCACTGTCAATTAATGCTCTTTTCATTTGTTATTCCTTATCTGTATTCATAAACGATTACAATTCCTTCACGGCCGCTTCTACCGCCTTGACCATTATGCCCTGGACTGATAGCAACGCCGCCTGTACCAGGTGCCGCAACCTGAGATTGGCTCCAGTCAGGTCTGTCTCCGATCATAGATCCGCCCCAATATGTTCCGCCTCCGATGCCGCCAGAAGCACAACTTGGACTATACTGATCCATGTTATTATGGCTTCCGCCCATGCCACCGTATGTATTAATCTGTCCGCCTGATCCTATGCCGCCATGGCCGCCGCAATGCTGAGAATTGTTGCTAGAACCGTATCCACCTGTAGCACTTGCATAGCCGCCAAAACTACTGGTTCCGCCTTGACCACTGAATCCAAAATAAACTCCGCCTGCTCCACCACCGCCTACTGTTACTGAAACTGTAGTGATACCCGTAGCATCGATTACTCTTTCACAGAATCCACCACCGCCACCACATTCGGAATATGCTCTTGCTCCGCCACCGCCGCCGGTAACTAGCACATGTATAGTGCTTACATCCGGGCCGCTTTTTGTATATGTATAAGTTCCTGCAGAAGTATAAGTGTATATACCTTTTAATCGTGTTTTTAGAGAGTCATCTGCAATAAATTTAGAACCGCCTGATGACATTAATTTAGTACCTGCGCCGGTAGATGCTCCAATTTCAGTTATTGCATTGCCACCGATAGTTGCAGTTCCTACAGTAGCAGTAGTGTTAGTCCAGTTTGTTACTGATATAGTGCCACCTGTGATAGAAACGTTGTTGCTATCTTGGTTTGCAATAGTACCTAAGACTTTAACAGGATTATTTGATGCATTTCCAACCCATGCTTTCTTATCTGCAATGTTAACCGCTAGCTCACCAGGATCTAGACTACCGTTTGCAGGAACGTTTGATGTTGTAACTGAATTTTTAAATCTAATTTTTGGCATGTTATTTGTACTCGTAAACTAGGCAAATTCCGGTATAACCATCTGAACCGTTATGGTTTCCTGCACCACCCGGACCGCCGCCACCCGGGGCTGCGACTGGGTTAAATCCGTGGCTTCCATGTCGACCTTGTCCTCCGCCACCAAAGAAACTTGCGCCACCTTGGCCAGAACCACCAGAGCCTTGGTTGTTATAGTTTCCTAGATGTCCGCCGCCACCACCACCATATAGATTAAATTGTCCGCCGGAACCTACTCCACCGTGTCCGCCTGCGTGACTGCGGTTCTGATTAGCACCGTAGCCGCCAGTGGCTGAACAGTATGATCCAAAAGATGTTGTACCGCCTTGGCTTCCAAATCCAAAATAGTAACCGCCACCAGTTCCGCTACCCACTGTGACACTCACTGTCGATATCTGTGAAGCGTCGATCCATCGTTCGCAGAATCCGCCAGCGCCTCCTGATTCGTGGTAGCCTCGGCCGCCGCCGCCACCTCCAACACAGATAACTCGGATCATTCTTACATCCGAACCGCTCTTGGTGTATGTGTTGTTACCAGTGTAACTGTAGAGATTCTTTAATGTTCCGGTAAAGTTGCTGTCGATATATGATTTTACAGCGTTTTCTGTCGCTAATTGTGCAAAATCAGTTGATAAGCTGGTACTAGTCGTTACACTAGTCACTGGGGTATTACCACCGCGTATCCATAATTTCACATGGCTGATATAGAATGCTTCGTCTGAAGCATCTTGGTTTAGATCTGTGTGATGCTTGACCTGTATAGTAGATGCAGTGTGGCTGGTCCAATCTGTGGTTACTTGGAGATAACCGTCGTATAACTGATCTCGACCTTGTGGGTTATCAGTGCTTGGGTTTCCGTTCCAAGGAGCATAGGAATAATATTTGTTACCCCACCACGATAGTGTAGTATTGTTATAACTGGTTAGATTGCTAGGTGGAGCACTGTTAACCTTGGTCCAACTGGCCATCTGCACATAACTGGCTGCATCGTTAGTCACGTACACTTGGTTAGCTTCGTTGTCCCATGAATCCACATGGTGTATATAACATTCATATTTTATCTGGGTGTGGGCCGGAATGCCTGATAGCGATAGGATATAATCTCTAGGGCCAGCAGTCCAACCGTGTATGTAACAGTTGCCAAGACCTGCACAATCTGTCATATTGTAATATGTGGCATCGTTCCAGTTGCCGATAGTTGCACGGCAATCAGCATCTTCGTTGTACCATATACGCTCACCTGCATTTAAGGTCAAACTAGTAAAATTAGCGTTGGTCGCTGTGTTAGTGGCGCCGCTTACAGATCCGCCAGTGATGCTAACACTGTTACTTTCTTGTCCAGCGACAGTTCCGATGATCTTAACCGGATTTCCGGAAGCATCACCTATGTTTACATTGTTATTTGTCGTAGTAACAGCAAGCTCTCCGCGGTTTAATGAACCTGCGCCGGGAGTTGTTGTTCCTGTTTTAAGTCTAATTACTGGCATGTCATGTTACCTATATTCATATACTACACAAATTCCGTACATTCCATCGTATCCAGCAGAAAAACTACCGTTTCCATAGAAGTTATGACCACCTCCACCTGAACCTGGTGCCGCAACGTTCTGCGCAAATCGTTCAGTGTAGTGAGATCCTGCGTTTCCGCCGCCAAAGAAGCTCTGCCCGCCGTGTCCAGGATTATGATGGCTCGAACTGTGTGCATTCTGATGCCCTGATCCGCCGCCGCCATGTGTATTAACGTTTCCGCCATATCCTACGCCGCCGTGGCCACCGCAATGTTGATAGTTGGCATTTGCGCCAGATCCACCACCTGCAGAGCAATATCCACCAAAGCTAGTGGTGTTGCCGCCGCCACTGAATCCAAAATATTGGCCACCACCACCGCCACCACCTACTGTTACTGAAACTGTAGTGATACCTGTAGCATCGAGCACTAGTTCCGACATGCCGCCTGCACCGCCGGCTTCTCCGTAGCCGCGACCGCCGCCGCCTGCTCCAACACAGATGACTTTCAGACGTATCACATCAGTTCCGCTTTTAGTATAAGTTCCTGAACTGGTAAATGTGATGATGTTTTTTAGGCCGCCTTTCTTACTGGAGATATAACTGGCCACAGCATTTTGATTTGGTACTAGGTTGTTGCTAGCGCCCAATGATGTGCTAGTTGAAACACCTGTTATCGTCTGGCCGCTGTTCAACTGCAAATTAGATGTAGCTACTGTTCCACTTGTGATAGGCGTTGCACTAATAGATCCTCCAGTGATACTGACAGCATTGCTGTCCTGACTGGCTAAAGATCCTCCGATTGTTTGTACACCGCCGTTACCAAGATATAACTTTGCATCGGCGATATTTACGGCTAGTTCGCCTGTTGCAAGAGAACTAGGAACAGAGCTTGCAGTTGTGGATCTTTTTAATCTAATTTTTGGCATTCTGTCTCCAATGTCTTCTTATACTTGCTTTAGAATGTTCCACCGTCGATGTAACCAGTTCCGCCCATGCTAGTGTTCAGTGTTAATTGAGTAAATGTAGCAGTGGCGGCAGTGGCGGCTCCAATAACAACATTATCTAATGACCCAGCTATAGTTGCTGGAGCAATAGTTAATCCGCCTGTTGGACTGATTGTCACAGGCTGTGCCGGACTTAGTGTAACTGCTGAATTTACGTTTGCTATGATAGGATTTCCGTGATTCAAAGATAAAACATAATTAGTACCGTTAGAAACGACTGAAATAAAAGCATTAGGAACCACTGAATATGTAGCACCTGTCTGGGTCGCTAGACTTGAACCGATAAAATATCCACTTGGTGTCGATAATGTCACGCTAGCCGTACCTTTGTTGTAAAAGTTCTGCATAGAACCTGGTGAACTTGCAGGATCACCTAATGTTAACGTAAAAGTGCTACTGCTGTTGAATTCAGTCAGCGCCGCGTTGCTAGGAGCGGCCGCACTAGTTGTCGTTGTAGCAGTTGTTGTTAAAGGTATCGAACTATATCGTGCCATAATATCTCTCTTTTTAGTTAGTTACTATATTTAGCTATTAGCTAAGGCTAGTTTCAATGCCATATACGTTGACATTAACCGTAGCTGGTGAGCAATTAACCCAGATGTAAGGGGCATTGCTCGAGCTAGCTACTAGCCCTGTTCTTTCAAAAACACCTCCGTTGGCTGCGACGCTAGTAGCGAATTCGATGAATTCGCTAGATGTTGGTGCGCTACCAGATGTGCTGACTGCTAGTTTTATTGTTGCTGGAGCTCCTCCAGTGTTGGTAAAACTCACGTTAAACACAGAATAGTAGCCAGTCTGTACGGTATATGTTAGCTGGTTACCAGTGCTGGGTGTTCCTGAGTATAATCTTCCTGTATTTGATGCCATTTTATTTCTCCAATTTTATTTTTAACGTTGTCCAAAGAATACTAAAGCTACTGGTGCTCCATCTATTCCGCCTGTAAAGTTCATCTTTGATGTAACTTGTATCGCATTGCCGGCAGTATTATAGATTTGGTCATTTTGAATCTTAATCTGTCCAGCGGTCAGTGTATTTACGTTCAATGCACTCTGTCCGCCACCAATTTGAGCTGTAATATAGCTCTTGATAGCTTTCTGTGTTGGCAGAATGTTATCGCTGTTAGCAACGAAGAACGGATCTGTCGAGAAGCTAGTAATCGTAGCAGAGTTTACACCTAAGTTAACCGAGTTCAAAGTCAAGCTCTGTAGACCTGCTAGGTTAAACGCACTAGCGTTCAATGTAGCAGTACCAGTTGACTGCTGAACTCCGAACAAGTTACCAACGTTGAAGTTACCGTCTTGGTCAGTACTTGTAAAGAACACACGACCTCCACCTGTTTGATATTGCTGATTAGCTTGTATAGCATTTCCAGCAACTACATACGGATAGTTAGTTTGTGTTTGATTACCAGTACCGATATACAAGAAGTCGTGTCCTGTTAGACGTACTTGACTGTATTTCAATCGTGTAGTAATCAGTGTACCATGTACAGGAGCATTCAATGTAGTCAAACTTGGGTTGATCGTGAATGTTGCTGTGTAGTAATTGTTACCTGTTCCTGGTTGGATCAACTGGCTAGCATTTGTAGAAACTAGCTTGTACCACTGATTAGCACCAGTAATTGTAGCAAATTGTACGTTTGCACCAGCTGAAGGCAATCCAGTGTATGTGCTGACAAAGTTGACGTTGATTGTGCTACTTGTATTTTGATACAAATCGCTATATCCGTCGCCTAATGTTGTTGCTGTAGCAGTAGTATTATTAGTACCACGTGTTGCAAAACTTGGGTTGCCTAATGCGCCATCGCCCAAACGAGCACGTAATCCAACGTCTATCACGTGATTCGGATCGAATACTCTGACCACAGGACCAGCTCGATAAATCATACCAGACGGTGTTGTTGTGCTTAGTGTTACTGGTGTAGTTCCTCCAGGTGTTGCAGTTACTTGGAAAGTTCCTGCTGGAGCACTGGTTACAGTTACACTTGAACCGATCACATAGTAAGTTGTGTTAACAGTTAGTCCGCTAGTAGTTACAGTATTAAATTCAATTGGCTGATTGTTAGCAGTACTTGTGCTTAATCCTGTGATGTCATCCGCTGTAATAACGTTTGTACTAGTCGTTGTTGCAGTAACGTTACCTTTTGGATATCCGCTTCCTGGTTCAACTAAGCGCACTTCAATCACGCTGTTGCTTGCTACCTTGACACGACCTAGTGTTCTAGCACCAGTCCTAATGCTGTTGGCCACAGTTCCAGCTGTACCACTTACTGCTACGAATAGCGGAACAGCTCCTAGTGTTACACTGGCTTGTGGATTACCGAATGCTATACCAGTCCAGCTAGTGTAGCTTGGCAGTGTGCGAGCAGTCCAGTTAATACCGTCCCAGCTTGTGGCACAGACGTTAGTACCTGTTTTGCTAGTCCAAGAACCTGTATCGCTAATCACTGATGTGATCGGACTTAATGTTGGGCTAGAGCTTAGTGTAATGTTATTGCCACTGATGCTTGCGATATAGTATGTAGAACCCGATGTTAAGTTTCCTAACACTGCTCCAGATACTAGAGTCCAGCTACCTGCTGAATTAGTTAATGCAAAATTGCTTGTACCACCATATGCAGTAACTATGCTTATCTGTGTACTGCTTATTACTTCTGATACAAAGTAAGTTACACCGTTAGTGATACCGCCAAATGTTCCGCCAGCCACAGTAGTCCATGCTCCATTACCGTTGCCGGGATTGAATACACTGCCACCATAGCTTGTGCTAATAGTGATTTGATTAGCACCAGCTGTTGGATTGATAATGTAGTATGTTGCACCGCTAGACAAGTTGCCATACGTTGCACCTGCTACGAATGTCCAAGCACCATTTGCACCTGCTGTTACTGTAACAGATCCAGTTCCATATGATGTGTACAATGTGATATTGTTTCCGCTCGGTGCACCTGCTAGATAATAAGTAACACCGCTTGTGATTCCGCCAAATACAGCACCTGCTGTTACGCTTACTGATTGACTTGATGTAGTCGATAATGTAAAATCGCTGGTTGCTGTGTTAGTAGTTCCAACAGCCAGTGTATTACCAATAATCTTAGTGATATAATACACTGAACTTGATAACAAGTTACCAACGTTAGTTCCTACTTGGAATGATTCGCCTACCAACATACCTGTTGTGTTACTTACAGTAATTATGTTACCAGTAAATGTTAATGTTGCAGGACTTCCTGAACTTGCAACTGTCTGCGAAACACTTACAGCATATGTACCTTGCTGGCCTGGAGTATAGAAACTATAATTTCCAGCGGCCTGCTGTGTAAGTGTAACTGCGGCACCAGCGGCATTTGCTAATGGCACTGTTGTACTAGATGTGACATATGTCGGGCCAACGTATGTTCCGTTAGGAACACCGGTACCACTTATTAGTTGTCCAATAGCAATACCAGTTCCGTTGTTAACAACAAAAGTACTAGTTCCTGAACTGCCTCCGCTAGAGTAACTTGGAGTGACTGAAGCTGTGTTAGTTGCTGTTAGCTGTGTAGTAATATAAGTTCCAGCTGTTGTGGTTGAACCAGATACGACCATACCGTTTACAATGCTAGCACTTGGTGCAAACATCATAGTTAAAGTAGTACCAGCAATGTAACTAGTACCGCTTGCTGTTGAATTAGTAGTAGCTGTTAGTGTTGTTGCCTGTGTAACGGCTGTGAATACAATGCTCTCTCCTGAAACAAGTCCTGTACTACTGCTTAATGTAAAGGCATTGCCAGCAGTAGTTGCCGCTGTTAAAGTACCAGTCTGTGTCACTGCTGTGAACACGATTGGTTCGCCAGCTGACATACCAGTGTTCGAACCTACAGTAATTAAATTACCTGTACTTGATACTGCTGTTGCTGTAGTTGTCTGTGTCACTGCTGTGAACACGATTGGTTCGCCTATAGTCATACCAGTTGTAGAATTAACTGTGATAATATCACCTGTTGATGTGATAGGAGTAGCAGTTATATTCTGACTAGAACTTACTGTATAGCTTACACCACCTATCGCACTACTTGCGATAGTGCCTAAGGTCTGGCTAATAGTCCAAGTACTGCTTGAACCAGATACGATATAAGCACTGAACGCACCGCTGATAGCTGTGCTTGGAACTAAAGTTGTTGTATTAACAGTATATGCTGAACCTGTAATAGTCTGACCTGTAATAGTCTGACTTGGGGTTACGTTGTAAGTACCTTGTACACCTGCGGCAACCGATGTATATGTACCGGATGCTTGTGTATGGAATGGTTGACTTACAGTAATCACAGCGCCTACAACGTTTGTAATATAAGTGTTATTAAACAAACCAGTACCAGTAATCAACTGTCCTACAGCAAATCCTGAACCAGAAGCTAATGTCACTGCTGTTGCAGCCGGAGCACCGCCTGATGAGTATGCTTGGCTACCTAGTGTGCCAGCAGTGCCTGTAACTTGGGTAACAATAAATGTACCTGCTGTTGTTGTCCCACCGCTGATTACCATACCAGGAATAAATGAACCACTTGCCGGAGCACTAGTCATAGTCAATACTATTGGCGTAGCAGTTGTACAAGTTGCTGTTTGGCTGATGCTTACATACCATGTGCTACTTGCACTAGTAGGAGTACCAGTAATGTTAGATACAATAACTGTACCAGCTGTAACTGTACCACCGCTTAGTACGTATCCTGGTTGTATGCTACCACTGTTAGCAGACACAGTAAGAATGTTGCCTGAAATGTTACCTGTAATAGTTTGTCCAGAACCCGGAGCGATACCTGCATTAGTTGATGCACTAGTAGCAGTTACAGTTCCAGTAATATAAGTGGCATAGTTGGTAATACCTGTTCCGCTTAATTGTTCGTTAGTCTGTATTGCTGTTGCACTACCTACACTGTAAGAACCGGTTAATGTAAGAATACCAGTTTGTACTCCACTTGGCCAGTAGTTGGCAAGAATGTAACCAGTTCCATTTGTAAATGCTGTACCGGTTAGTGATTGTCCAATAGCAACTGTTCCTGTTGGGGTTCCAATAGTTAATGTACTACCACTGATGCTCGATCCTGTAGAAGTAAAACTGTTGCTAGCTGTAATATAAGTTCCAGCAGTTACACCAGAACCAGTTAACTGCTGTCCTACAACTACTTGTCCTGTCTGAGGAATAGCTGTAAAGACTGTGCCTGCATTACCACTAGTACCATTAGATATAAATGATGTACTTGCGTTAACGGCTACTGTATGAGCTGCCAAACTAGATGTTCCGGTTTGTGTCACTTGTGTTGGCACAATGCTATTACCTACGTTCAATCCAGCAGTGCTACTTAGTGTTACTAAGTTAGTACCCGAAGCTGTTGCTGTAATAGTAGGAGTCGGCATGTTAGCTACTGCAACAAACTGTCCTTCTCCGTATGCCACTGATTTCCATTGTTGTGTAGTTGGAAGTCCTGATGCATATGTTCCGTTTACGCCCGACTTGTTGCTTGCTAGTGTCCAGTTAGTACCATTATTCAAACTGTATGCAACATAAGTTCCGTTAGAAGATACTGCCAAGAATCGTCCGTTACCGTAAGTTACGTTAGTCCATGCAGTTGCTACGCTCGGTAATGATCCGCCAGCTGTAAATGTCGCACCGCCGTTGCTTGATACAACGGTTGAAGTGCCGCCGTTTTGTACAGCAACAAAAAATCCGTTACCATAAGCAACACTTGCCCAGTATCCTGAGCTGATGTTTCCGCTAGTGATAGTAGAAGCAACCCATGTAACGCCATCAGTGCTCTTAGAAATTGTACCTGCTGTAGATACAAGTCCGCCCACTGCTACGAATACACCGCCGCCATATGCAAGAGATTTAAAGTTTTGGTTAGTACTGTTATTAGTAACACTGCTTGACCATGCACTTGACAAACCAGCAGTAGTTGAGTAGGCAGAAGTAGTAGAACTACCAGATATCGCTACCCACTTAGCATTGCTATCAGTGATAGTTACTGTTGGAGTTGCAGTATATCCATAACCCGAAACAGCCAGAGTCAATGCACTAACGCCATAGTTAGTTAACGTGATACCAGTTCCAACACTTGCCTGTGTAGCCACGTAAGTAAATTGAGCACTGCCCAATGTTACATTGGTTAGAGTTGTTGAATTTGCATAATCAAATGTTGGTGTTCCGCTATATGTACCAGATCCTGCACATAGATAAATTCTACCTGCGGCTGTCTGATAATAAGTTCCACTTGTTACTGCTCCTCCTGGAGTATAAGACGTTGGAGTTAGTCCTTGTGGCTGGCTAATAGTTATTGTTGGAGTGCTGAAATAATTTTTACCCCAGCTGTTCATTGTAATACCAGAAACAATGCTAGTAACTGCTGTTACGACAGGAGCATTTACACCCGTAGTATATCCGCTACCGTTAATGCTCATAGTTACAGCAACAATAGTTCCATTTAGTACTTGGCACGTTGCTGTCGCACCAGTACCAAATCCAGACGGAGCTACAATGTTGATTGTTGGAGGTGTTGTGTAGTTATATCCACCATTAAGAATTGTAATGCTTACGATCTGTGAAGCACTAGAACCAGTTCCAACCACCGCTTGTAGTACTGCGCCGGTTCCTCCTAAACCACCGATTAGAGCGGTAGCTACGGCACCTGAACCGCCACCATATACAACTCCTACCCAGTTTTCTGTTGAACCTGGCAGTGCGCCACCTGCGGCCCACGTTTTACCATCAGTGCCTAGTGCAGTACCTGTACCGCCTGTTGCGATAGAAACATAATATCCATCGCCGTACACTACAGATCCATAAGTACCTGTTCCAAGTGCAGGCAATGTTCTTGCTGTTGCATTGAAACCCGGTTCAGTGTAAGAAATCCTTGGTTCAATAGTATAAGTTGTTGTTAAGTCTGTTGTATTTGTATAAACGGCTGTTAGACCAGATCCAGTTGTGTTACCTGGAACTACGTGATCCCAACCTGCGGCAAACAATCCTGTTCCTACAGTACCAGTTATACTTAGACCCGATTGTGTAGTTGTGATAGCAACTACTGGGCCGCCTGGTACTAAACTAACTGAGAAGCTAGCAGTACTTAGATTTAATGCTGAAACATAATAAACTGTTCCTGCATCTAATCCGTTAAAACTAGAAGCAAATGTAATTGCCTTACCAGCTGTTAAAGTATTAGTAGCAGTAATTAGATTATTAGTAATTGCTGTTGCAGTTACAGTTACAGTGCTTGCCGCACCGCCA